GTATCGCAATTGCCGCCCATAAATCCTAACTGCGGAACGAGAGTCGGCTATTTTTCAACTACCGCAAATTTGTTACCATTTAGAACTAATATTCCAAATGTGTTGTATTAATACACCAGACTATTCATCTAATAACATTAATGCCATTGCCGCATAGTTATGTAAATCTATCAATGTATCTCTAATTCCTTCATCCTTTACCAAATTTACTCCGTTTCTTGTTATAGACATTGTGCGTTGTAGTTTATCTTCTATTCGCATCAGTACGCCGATAACTCCATATTTAGCGAATGCATCACCATAGTCAATATTTTTTTTTGTAAACAATTCTAATGCCTCATGTTGTATCGTTTTCATCTGTTCCACTCTGTTCATTTGTAATAAATAATATAAAATTTTACCTTTATATTATTTTACAATAAAAATCGGCGTTTACGTCGATGTAAACGGAACGGTATTTATTTTAATGACATTCAATAAACAGTTTGTTGTTTCTGCGCGCTTAACAACAAACGTGTCCTTTTTGGGTTTTCTGTTGGGCGCACGATGTTCGAATCCAGTTATTCTCTCTTGTTTAATAATTGACCATACTTTTTCAATTTGCTTTACATTATTTTTAAACCAATCCTTGTTTCGTAAAACCAATACACAACTCATCCTCTCCAGTTTCCAATATATATTTTTAATCCAAACCATCTTTTTTTCTTGATATACTTCAACCATTTCTTCTTCCCATTGATTAATGTCCTCGTACTTTGTAATATGTTGTGGTTTGTACAAATAAAAAGGTTTTGATTCTTGCGTGTTAAAATACATAATAGAACCTTTCGTTTCACCCTTTTCACTTTTTTCATATCCATCGTTAAAAAAACTATTTGAATCAGGATATTCTGTGAATTTAGTTTCTAAAAAATCACACTCATCTAAATCACACACTTCCATTTGTAGTTGCATTTGTATCCAATATTCTTTCTTTGGTATTCCTGTTATCTCTCTACTTACTACATTTTTAATTTCTAACATTCTACCATATCTATCCGAATTAACGTCCACAACTATTCCATCGGGCGAAGCTCCTAGAAATGTATGTACACTGTGAGGAATACATCCGAAATCTTCCACCTTGGTGTTATAAAGTTCTTCGTATAATATTACTGACAATGGTTCATATTTTTGACCCCAATGTAATGGTGTATTTAAATTAGCCATTTTAGGTTTATCGTCCTCTTCATTAGAAAGCTTAAGGGGTTGACATTTTTCATAAATAAGCTGATTTATAGTTGATTGACTTTCAAACGCTTTATATGCATTACTCGCAGTGATTAGATTATGTCGAAATTTATACCATTCTGGCGTTCTTTGAATTGGTTGAGGAATAGAACGCAAATAATCGATTTTTTTAGCGAGTGAATCGTTGTCGCTTTGTGTTTTAATTTCAATATCAAAATGTTCAATTGACCGTTCAGGATAAAATGAAGTAATATATATATTAAATACTTCTTCTAGCAATTCATTCATATCATCTTCTAAATTATCATCCACGTATATATGGTCTTCAAATTGTGTAGCGAAAATACATGTTAATTCTTCCAATAAAATTTCGTTAAAATCGGGCTCGGTCATGATACACGGATTATTGCTCATAAATTCTTCCATTAAATGTAAGGCCGTTTCCATCAAATCTAATGTGTATTCTTCTGTAAATATAGAAGGCTCATCCTCAAATATAATAGTTTCTAATACATCTGTCAACTCATCTAATTCATCAAAATACATGAGTTATTAATATAATATAATATGGTATTTACCTTTTATATTGATTTAATTGTCATTGTCAGAAGAGGAATCATCTTCAACCGATTTTGTTGGAATTATAGTTTTATTTTTAATTGTACAATTGGTCTTCTTTGGTGCTAATGATTTTAGGGTTGATAGACGTTTGTCTATATTTTTAAGAGTGAAATGTTTGGTTGCTTTTGTATAACACAAAGCCGGAATCTCTTTTACAATACCACTTGCTTTATCATAAATAACGTCTTTTACACGTTGGAGTTTTTTCCTATCCATTGACTCTTTTAAAAAAACAACCAACAATTTTCCTTCATCGTCAGTCATTTGATTTTCGTTAATATAAATGGTTACGAAATCAATTAGTTTTTTGGTTTTTATTGTCTTGTTTAATTTGCACCATGGTTCATTACTATTATTGGTTTTTTCAAGTTCCAAAAATTTATCAAGATTTGATATATCATTGGATAATGTAGTTTCTTTGATTGGGCTACCATTTAATAACATTGTTTTGTATTTAATATTTTTTAATTCTACACATTCTTCATTTACAACGTTTGCACATTCTTCCATTATATTGTAATATAAAAAGAAGAGTTTAACTTGGTTTTATTAAATAATTATTTATTACAAACTGTTTATATTATTTTATAATAAATATAAAATGCCAAATAAGTGTATATGGAAGGGCCGAAAATAATCAATATAGTTGGCACAACGAATAGATATATGATTAAAAAACTAACTCAAAATAAGGCAATAGAGAGAAAGTACATTAAACGGGCAAAATGGAATTTATCTCAAGACGATTTGCAATTCGCAAATCAATTAAAAGCAATTAATGAAATATTTTTTGATAATTTATGTGATAATTTATGTGATAATAAAATATATAATAATGAAATGTCCAAAATTATTACACAGCAAATAAATCAAAAAATTGCTGGATATAAGAATCAAGACGTTATAAAAAATATGTTTGACGCTTACAATTTTATTGTTTTTACAGACATTGTTACTAAAATGAATACGTGCGAACTAAAATGTTATTATTGTAAACAAGAAATGGTCGTATTGTATGACGTTTCACGAGAAATGAAACAATGGTCTGTGGACAGAATAGACAATAACAAAGGACATAATAAAGACAATTTTCATTTAGCTTGTTTAGAATGTAACTTAAAAAGACGAAATCAATCTGACGAGAAGTTCTTATTTACCAAACAACTAAATATAATTCAGAAAGACAAGTAAGTTTGTAAATAGTATTTTTTAACAAGTTATAAAATATACTATATTATGGAATGGAAATGGACTAAAGGAGAACCGTATGAGAGAAGTAGAAGGAAACACAATACTTATAATAACGACTGTAACGACAATGCTACCAATAATAATGACAACTTCGTCGTGGATGCAAGTAATACAAATAAAGAAACCGAGTTTTCTGCATATTCTTCTTCACTTAATTATGATGAAAATACTTGGGACATTTTAAACCAAGAAGTTGCAAATGGAGGATTTAAATCTTCCAACAAGAGAGAAGATTTGGACGTTAAAATTGCAGACAGACACCTGGTTCAACAGAGGGGATTTAATCCTTTTTTATCCGAGAATGAATACGCAGATGATGTTTCTATAAGAGACCAGTATTTGAAACCTCAGAATACTACCAAGGACGTTCCTAAATAATGTATATTAATGAATGCTATTTGCGCACATAGTATGTAACAACCTATTTACAAAATAAGCCAATATACTATTCATTAACAACATGACCGCGTTTACGAAGAACATCACGTTTACTTGCTTAGGGTTCTTCACTATTGTGACAATAACCCCAAAAATCCCCAACATCATTATCACAAAAAAGAAAATGGACATTAAATAGAAATACAGACAATACTCCTTGCCTAGAGGACCAAAATAGTTACTCATAAAATCTGACATTTATATATTATGTAAATATATAAATATAAAATATTACATACTAAATATTCCTTTTCTAAAATATACTTTTCTTAATTAAACAACTTAAACAATAATAATTATTTATTAGAAATACTTAATGACTAATTCAGTTTGTTACGCAACTCAAAATGAATTATTATTAAATAATTTAATGGAATTTTATAAAGATGAAAATAATATCAGCAGAATGCTTAAGATTATAACAGGCGAATCAAAAATATCGCTAAGAATTGTCGATTGGTTTGCTACAAATTATGCTAAGAAATATTATACATTATACGATATTGAAAGCAGTGAAAATCCAAGAAGGTTCAAGGTTTATTTCGATTATAAATTAAAATTAAAAGCTTATAGTAAGAAAAGGTTTGACCCTTTTTGTAGATGGGATAGAATTAGCATTCCATATAAAAATGGAACGTGTATTGAAACCACCATAGGGCAGCTCAATTTTTTCAAGTGGGCGATAGAGAACAAAGTGATTCATTTTATCGAAGAAAATTACGAAGTCATTGAAAAGGATATGAACAATAGAAACAGTACCTCTAAAAGAAAGGATAATGCAGTAGATAACGGTAAGACAAGAAAGAAGAGGGAAGAATTATCCATTTCTGCAACCAAAAGTATTAAAAAAGAAGACATAGAAATTGTTGTTAAATTTCATTAATAAATATTTTAGAGTTTAATATTTAAAAATAATATAAATATTAAAGGAAACACAATACTTATAATAACGACGTTAACGCCAATACCGCCAATAATAATGACGACCCTATTGTGGATGCGAGTAATACAAATAAAGAAACCGAGTTTTCAGCATACTCTTCTTCACTTAATTATGATGAAAATACTTGGGACATTTTAAACCAAGAAGTTGCAAATGGAGGATTTAAATCTTCCAACAAGAGAGAA